TTCTTTACCAATAAATTTTATCTCGCCTGTAGTCTCATCGACTTCATAGTGCATTAAAATGTCTAATTTCATTACTCACCTTCGTTATAAGCATCAATAACCTTAATAATCTCTGCTAAATCATTGTCAATCTCCATCTCATCAAACATACCGAATGAAGTCTTTGCAATACAAGTTCCGTCACTATTAGTAAGTAACTTATACTGCATCTTACCATCATCACCTTCTGTTACCTTAGTAAAGAAGATATAAGTAAATAGACCCTCAAGAGTTACTTTCTCAGCAAGAAGCTTTCCTACAGTCTTGATAACATACTTAGGATTCATAGCATCTCCAACATTCTCAGAGTGAGTTAAGAAGATCATTTTACAATCATCTCTCATTTGCTCTGAATATCTAAGAATTTCCATAGCATGTTGAGCTAATTCTGAGAATTTGGTATAACCAACCTCAGTTGCTCTATCTACGAATTCATAAGATAATACATATTGGAAATCATCTATTACTACTTGCTTAATGTGAGGCATCTTCTTGTTAACAATAGTAAGTATCTTAATAATGGCATCCCATTTAGAACTTACATAATAGTTACCTGACCAGTTGCCTTCACTATCTTTCTTAAGTGGTGTATACTTCTTCTTCCAAGCACGGAAAGGAAGTGGTTTACCAGTAGTTGATATAATGAATGTCTCCTCTGGATTGAGATTTCTTAAAGCGGTACTCTTACCAGTACCAGATTCTCCTACAAGTGCAATTGTTTCTGCAGCCATATTATAAAACAAAATCAAAGTTATTAGTTGATGTTTCATCTACTTGTTTAACTTCATCTTCTTTTTCTAATAGGTAATTAGCGTCGGTATAACGATAGTAATCATATATTTCATCAGGTTTTGGTAACTCATGAAACATATTAATTGCTCCGAAGAAATTACAACCAATTTCAACATCACAATCACCATATCTATTCTTTAGTACCATAATACTTCGGAAAGTAGATTGTAGAATTTCTATGTTATATTTCTTATAAGTTTTTAAACCATCTCTATATGGATTATAAATTGCAATCATCACATTACAATCTTGAACAGTATTACCTGAATCTTTAGCATCATTAATAGTAAATGCACTTTTACCTTGTTTAAATCTTTCTATATTACCTTGCTCTCTATTAGCTTGCTGTATTACTACAGGACTGATAAGACACTTTTCTCTCAAAGTAACTAGATAAGCTGATAAAGTATCAATCTCAGCCTTTAAGCTACTAGAAGTAGGCTTAATAAGACCGATATGATCAAATACTACCACATAGATTAGATTAGGATTATCTGGAATATAAGTCATTCTAGTTTCAGTTTCTACAAACTTACCTATAGCCTCTAAACGAGTTTTAAGAATAGCATAAGCTCTCTTAGCATTCAAAGACTTGTCATATATTTCCAGTTTCTTACTAACCTTTTCTATCCAAGGCATACACTCCATAATTAAATGATAGTGTTCATCAGACAATACATATTCACGTTTTTTAGACAAGATTTCCTTATAAGATAATTCTATACCATAGGTCTCAAAGATATAAATAGAAAGCAGCTTAATATATAAACTAACTTCATTCATTTCCATTGAGAAATATAGACACTTAAAGTCATCATCGTCTAAATGTTCCATAATTGGCTTATAAACATAAGCATACAAAGCAAAAGAAGTCTTACCTGCACCTGAATTACTAATGATTAGAGTATAAGTTTCCTTAGTAACTCCATCAATAACTCCTTCAAGTTTAGGTAATCCCATCGATATACCATGATTTAACCCTAATCTACCTCTATCTATTTCATCGCGGAGTTTCTCCACGATTGTCATAGCATAGTAGTGTTAGAGTTCATCATAACACCATCTTTGGAAATAGCTTCCATATTTAACCAATCATGATCGACTATAAAGTCTCCAAGATTAGTAAATTGATAACCATTTTCTTTACCTTGCTTTACAAGTTCCATTACTCTATCATGTGCTTCAGGTTTCCATCGTATAGCTTTACCATACGCCCTATAAGCATCTTCAAGAGAATCGAACTTCTTACTAATTCGACGTAATTTATACTCAAGACCATTGACAACTGTGGATAATGGATAAATATCAAACAGTTCTTTTCCCATTTCAAAAGAACCTTTATGAAAGTCTTTCACTAAATTCTTATTAATAGGTACTGCGAATATGTCAAACTTTTGTCCCTTCTCAGGGATTTTATAAGTCTTAAGTATTACACCTGCATCTTGCAAACCTTGCAAAAGATCTATTGTGCTACCACGAGCACACATACGAGATTTAAAATATAATTGGACTAGCTCTGGATCATCGTCCTCCTGAGCTAGCAGAATAATTTCCAGCAGTAACAACTCGCTGGGATTGATTCCATATTTTTCACAAAAT